CTCGAAATCATGAACAAGATCGAGGCTGGCCTGGGCGATAACAGCATTCCTCAAATGCATCCTACTTTACGACGCCAGCTTACCGAAACACTGGGCTATGTTACGAATCAGCAGAAAGAACTGCTTTCTTTCCGTAAAGAAGGTGACTCGGAACCTCGTTCGTACGAAGAGTACCGCATGGGAATTTAATCCCTTTAAATTCCTTATAAACAGCCGCCTTCGGGCGGTTTTTTGTTGCCTGCTATCTGACTATTTTCGCCGCGGCATTGAGCCTGACGGCGGTGAAAAAGTTGAGGCTTACGCTGGGTGATACGGGACCATATAAGTTGCGTGCCTGTTAGAGGAAGTATAATGTAGAGTGTAAAAAAGGGAGGAACAAATGAGCGATGATCTTGGGAAAAAAATTGTAGACAGGAAGGGTAATATTCATAACAGAGATGATTGGTTTTCTCAACAAGAAGCTGAAAGACTCTACAAGATACAAGATACAAGATACTGAGAGGGAGCGACTTAAAAAGGAAAATCCACAAAAGCATTATAAGCACCCTGAAAATGTTGAATTAGGTAAGAACAGAATAAGGCTACTTGTTACAGTCCTAATAAGCATAGTTCCATACTATTTCATCTACTCAATACTTCTGTCATTCGCCGCAGACCACGTAGATGCATTGAGCTTCATCAACGGCGGTGATTTTTTTAGAAATTTAGGCAACTATTTCATGATATATTTTTTGGGAACTTGTGCTTATATCTTCTTGATAAATAAGTTCCTTAAAAGAAAAAATTAGTTAATAGCATAGTAGCCTATATTACTATCGTGGGTGCTCACAAAGTTATTTTGGAGTATCCCTTCTAGCCTGCAAATAAGACAAGGAGCGTATGAATCAGCCTGTTATCCCACATGAAGTGGAGATGCAGCAGCCTGAAGCGATGAGGGATTATTTCAAGGAGAGATTGCAGCATTACAGGAACGTCGCGCTACAGTTCCCGCGCGGCACTGACCCGGTTTATCAGAAGGAGGAAGGAAAATAGCCTATAAGCCCAGAACATGCCCCTTCTGCAATTTTTGGGGGCCGAACAAAAACCCTGGCGGAAAATGGTCCTGCGGTATGTGCGGACTCGAATGGAAGCCAGAGCAGGATAAACGCGACAAAGACAAACAATGAAACCTCGCCCAAGCGGGGTTTTTTATCGCCTGCGCAGCTAAACTTTTTTCTTGTAAGGTCGATGAAGTTTCCACGGGGATCGGATCCGGTTTATCAAAGGGAGGAGAAGTGATGACAAAGAAAGTTGTTGTTCAGTTGCCCGGAGATGTTGTCCAGGTGGTATATGCGGAAGATGATGCCAAGGTTGTGGACTTCCTTTCGAAGGATTTAGTACCTCAGGCCACCCTGAGGCTTCCAATCGAAACAATAGAAATTGACGGCGTCGATTACCATTACGCTACGATTTACTTAGGCATTTCGGTCGATGAGGCAAAAGCCTTAGTGTCAGCTAACTGATAAAAAGATTGCCTGCTAACAACCTGCTCCGGCAGGTTTTTTTACGCCCATAGGAAACCAAAATGCATATCGAAATCGGTGACAAGTACACAGTCGAAGGCGGTGCTAACGACTTCATCCTTTACGTTAAAAGCATCGTTAGCAGTGGAAAGAATCCAAAGACGATCTGACCAGCGCACAGCGCATTATCGGCACGCTGTCAGCAGGTATCGAGAGCCGCGACAGGGCAATAGCCCGGCTGAATGCCGATGCGAGAGCTAGTCAGAAGCGTGAGGCCGAGCTGCGGCTGATGCAGGGGCGCGCCAGCACGGCCGCGCTTAACCGTGAAATGACCATACAGAGAGAAACCGATGCAAATCCGATACTACGTGACTGGTCTGCTGCTGCTCTGTCTGACGATGTTATCCGGCTGCACGCCCGCCCGGCCTTCAGCAGCGCCAGAGATTATCTGGATTGGGTGTCCGCGCGTGACAAGCTGCCCGGTGCCGGGAAACAGCCTTAAAACGGCGGGCGATCTGGCGGCAGATAATCGCCAGCTTGAGGCCGCACTCGCTGCCTGCGGGCTGCAGGTCGAAATCATCAAAGACTGCCAGGAACAACACGATGCTGAAACCTCAACAACTGCGCCAGGCGCTGACCGACAGCGTGCCAGAGCTGCAGCGAAACCCTGATGCGCTGAACGTGTTTATCGACAGCGGGCGCATCGTCTCGACGCTTGCCAGCTCGCTGTCGTTTGAATACCAGTACCGGCTTAACATGGTCATTACCGATTACGCCGGGAATATCGACCTCCTGATCGTGCCGCTGCTGGCATGGCTTCGGACGAATGAACCCGACATTATGGCAACCGAGGAAAAGCGCCGGACGGGCTTTACCTTCCAGGCGGATGTGATCAGCGACACGGCCAGCGATATCAGCATAGAGCTGCAGCTGAGCGAGCGCGTGATCGTACAGAAGGCCGACGACGGGCTGCACGTGACCCACGTCGGCGAGAACCCGCTGCCGGAGAATGACGCGCGGCCGGTGTAGCTTTATGTTAAGGGCGAGCTGGTCAGCGAGTGGCAGACATGAGCGAGCTGCAGCTGGTAAATGACCGTCTGGAGGCGCTTATCAGCAGCCTCTCAGCCCCGGCGCGTAAAGAAATGGCGCGCAGCATTGGACGCAAGCTGCGCGCGAGTCAGCAGCAGAACATCAAACGTCAGCAGGCACCTGACGGCACGCCGTTTAAGCCCCGTAAAACGCAGCCGGTGCGCAGTAAAAAGGGCCGCATAAAGCGCGAGATGTTCGCAAAGCTGCGCACCGCTAAATACATGAAGACGCAGGCCAGCCCGAATGAGGCCGTGATCGAGTTTGCGGGAAACGTGCAGCGCATGGCCCGCGTGCATCATTACGGGCTGCGCGACCGGCCATCGCGTAAAGGTAAAGAGGTGCAGTATGAGGCCCGCCCCTTGTTGGGTATCAACGAGAAAGATATAAAAGTGATTGAGGAATTGCTCATTGCCCATTTAAGATGAATTCAATGCTAAAACTAAGCGGGCGTGCATATGAAATTAAAAGGAAAAGGGGACTCTGTAATTTTTTTACTTGGCATTTTACTAATATTGCTTGGGGCAATTAATGCTAGCATTGAAAAAGTTACGGGAGGATTGGCCTGTTTTGCTACTGGCATAGCATTAATAATGCTATGCCGTTTCAATGTTGATAGCTTAAAAATATTTGGGCTAGAAGCAAAATTACAAAATAAAATTGATGAAGCTGAAAGAATATTGGATAGATTAAGAGGTATTTCTATCCCTGTCAGTGAAATTGCAATATCTGTCGCTTCGAAAACAGGACGGACTCCTGAGAAAATTTCACGTCGAGAGTTACACAGGTACATAGAAACAATTAACCATGAACTTAATGAAATAGGAGTAACCTCAGAAAAAATTGAAGAGATAAAAAGAGGTTGGTATTCCATAACATCAATAGAAATGGCTCAGATTATTTTGATAACTACAAGGGATTGCTTAGAGGAAAATATAAGCAACTTATTGCAAGGGCTGCAAGAAAACGATTTTTCTTTTGAACGAACTCAAGAAGATAATCACCAAGTTAATAAACTTATCGCTGCCAGGGCAAAAGTTGAAGATGAGTCATTGCGATTGGTATTCAACAGAAATTACGGCTACGAAGAAACTGCCACCCACTTAAGAGACTTTCTGTCAAAGCTGGAAGTCTTGCCACAAGATGAAGTTAATAAGTTAAATGAGAAACTGTGCGAAGTATGGCGGGATTTGGATTTCCTGATAGCAGAAAAAAAATTAAGGCGTCCTGAAAATTGGTTTAGCGAGTAGCCCTATAGCTTGTTTGCCTATCCATCACCAAACCTATCTCCTTTGAGCGTGCCCTAATAACTGGGCATTCTCAATCTATGAACGAACAACTCGCAGAAATTCAGCGCCTGCTGCGCAACCTGATCCGCATCGGAACCGTGTCGGCCGTCAATCTCGAAGGCGGGCTGTGCCGTGTCGATACGGGAAAAAATACAACCAACTGGCTGCACTGGCTGAGCGCCCGCGCGGGTAAAACCCGCTCCTGGAATGCGCCGTCAGTGGGCGAGCAGGTTCTTGTTCTGTGCCTCGGCGGCGAACTTGATACCGGCTTTGTGCTGCCGGGCATTTTCTCGGATGACAACCCGGCTCCGTCAGCCTCAGCCGATGCGCTGCACTGGTCATTTCCTGACGGCGCGGTGATCGAGTACGAGCCGGAAAACGGCGCGCTGACTGCGACCGGCATACAG